ACTTTATACTCCCAAAGCAGGGGCGGCGTAGGTAAGAAATTTAAAATGAATAAGGGTGAGTTCTTAATTTCTACTCAAAATGGAGACAATAAAAGTATAATTTTATTCTTCACAAAGAGTGGTAACTATTATCACGCCAAACTCTCCGATATTCCAACTGGAGAAGTTGTTCCAATTGAATCAATAAGTGCTATGAGTAGTGAAGAAGAAGTTTGTTATATGAGAGTTGTAGATAAAGAAACTCTTAAAGACAACAATAACAACATAATTTTCTTTACAAAACATGGGTTTATGAAGAAGAGCAAACTTAGCGAATACAATGTTACAAGACAGACTGGCGCGAAAGCTTTAACCTTAGAGCCAGATGATGAAATATGCTCTGTAGCTGTAACAAATGATAGTCGTGTTGGTATGCTTACGGCGCGCGGTCAGTTCGTAATCTGTGAAACAAAAGATGTACGTTCTATTGGTCGTGTAGCAAAAGGAGTAAAAGGAATTAAATTAAATGACGGAGATCAGTTAGTATCAGCTAAAGAAATTCCTAATAATACAAAAGAAATTATTAGTATAAGTAAAAACGGCTATACTAAACGAACTCCAATAAGTGACTTTTCTGTCACAAACAGAGGAGTAAAAGGTGGGAAAATTCATAAACTCAAAGATAATGAAGATAAATTAGTTTCCTTCTTACCAATTAGCACTGAAACAGAAGTTATAGTCGTGTCAAATAAAGCTCAAATTAAAATAAAACTATCCGATATTAGTCTTTTAGGTAAGGGCGCGCAAGGTACAAAATCAATTAGAATTACCGACTCCGCCAATGTAATTGGAATGACAATTTTTTAAGAAAATATTGGTTTGAAAATTTGAGTTTAACAAAAATTTAATATATAATATATATAGAAAGTTGAGAGAGAAATAAACTTTCAGAAATTAAAACACATAATAATTTTAAAAGGAGAATGATAATTATGAAGCTGACAGAAAAATCAAATGAAGTATTCGATTATGTAAAGACTAATGGTGGACGTGTTTCTATTCCAGAACTTGCACAGGCACTTGGTAGAAGCGAAAGATCAGTAGGAGCAAACGTAACAGACCTGACTAAGAAAGGACTTGCAGCAAGAGAAAAGGTAGAAGTTGAAGGCGCTGACAAGCCAGTTACTTATGTTGTTCTGACAGAAGAAGGCAAGACTTTTGTTCCTAGTGACGACGAGTAATTTTATAGGAGGGTTAAAAACCCTCCGCCTTTTATTTAAAACAAAATGAGTAAGCAGATAAATAAACAAAATAAGTACAAACAAAATAGGAGAAAAATATGTTAAGACAGGCAGAGAATAAAGTAAAAATAGAAGGTATCCTTGCAGAGATTGATCTTAAGCCAGGTTCATTTAATAAGAATGGACAGACTATGGAATCAATTGGCGGACATATTATTGTTAAAGTAACTCAGAAGATTAGTGGAGAAATGAAAGAGCTTTCAATCCCTGTGCATATGTTCGCATCTAAGCTGACTAATAGGGGTACTCCTAATCCTGCTTATGAATCAATTAAAAAGGTTGCTGATGAATATATCAGTATTGCGGCATCCGAAACGGGTGAAGCTGGTGCGGATAGAGTTAGAATTACAAGTGGCAGCGTTAGAATGAATGAGTATTATTCTGCAGATGGTAGACTTATTTCTTTCCCAAGAATTAATGCTTCATTTGTAACTCGTATTAATAAAAACGATTGTAACCCTGAAGCAACTTATCTTGCTGAATTTGTTGTAGCAAACAAAGCAGAAGAAGTTGATCGTAATGGTGAACTTACTGGAAGATATAGAATTGACGCCATTATCCCTCAGTATGGTGGAAAAGTTGATGTAGTACCTATGTTCGCACAGAGCGAAGGTGTTATCGATGCAGTTTCTACATATTGGAATGTAGGAGATACTGTAAAGGCAAATGGTAGACTTGACTTTTCAGCTACAACAGAAACAACTATTGAAGAAGTTGACTTCGGTGAACCGATTGAAAAGACAAGAACCATTAATAGAAGTGATCTTATTATCACAGGTGGTTCTCAGGAACCTCTTGAGGGAGATTTTGCATTTGATAATGCAGAAATTCAGAATGCACTTGCAGATAGAAAGCTGAGACTTGAAAATCAGAAAGATAGAGATATGTCAAGGGCAGCTTCAAAGCAGGCTCCGCCACAGAAAACTAATAACGGATTTACAGATCTTGGATTTTAATAGGAGGGTAGGCTATTATGATTGATATTTTGTCAATTGAGCCTACAGTCATTTCGAGAGATTTAAAAGGAAAATATTTACTCTTATACGGTAAACCAAAAACGGGAAAGACCACTATGGCTTCCCGTTTTCCTAAAAATCTTTTGATTGCTTTTGAGAAAGGCTATAATGCTATTGACGGAATTAAAGCTGTTGATATTAATAAATGGTCTGAATTTCGTCAGGTTTTAAAGCAATTAGAAAAAGACCAGGCTCGTGAAATGTACGATACTATTACAATCGATACCACTACAATTGCATATGAAATGTGTGAACAATTTATATGTAGTCAAAATGGTGTTCAATCAATACGTGATATTCCATGGGGTCAAGGCTGGACTCTCGCAAAAAAGGAATTTGAATCATGTTTGAGAAAAATTACAATGCTAGGATATGGTCTTGTACTTATTTCTCATATAGAAACAAGAAAAGAAAAAACAGCAGATGATAGTGAGGTTGAAATTCTCGCTCCATCAATGCCTAAGCGTTGTTATGAAGTTGTAAATCAGATTGTTGACATTATTGGTTATATTGCTACTGAGTGGGATGATGAAGGTAATAGCCAGAGATGGTTGTATACTCGTCAAACTCCAACAGTAATGGCGGGCAGTCGATTCCCATATCTGGCACCTAAAATTAAGTTAGGTTATGATGAATTGGTCAAAGCAATTAATGAAGCAATTGATAAACAACGTGACTTAGATGGTGCTACAGTTGTAGATAAGCTTGAAATTAAACACGCTGAGATACTAGATTTCTCTAAAGTTCGCGCGAGGGCGCAAGAACTTTGGACCCAATTAGTTGGGGAAGGAGATAATGCTAAACCAGAAGTAGCTAATACTATATTAAAGAAAATTGAAATTACAATGGGTCGTTCAATGCGGTTAAGTGAATTTACTGAAGATCAAGTTGATTTACTACAACTAGTAGTTGATGATATGGAAGACATGATAAAATAGTTTTTAAAGCGTATCTAGTAAAATAGATACGCTTTTTAAATTTGACAAATTGCTGAATTTTTGTTATAATATAATAAAGAAGAAGGGAGAAAAAATATGGCAAAATGTAGGCTTTGTGGAGAAGAAATAAATAAAGAGAAAAATGATTGGATAATGCCGTCAAAAAACTGGTATTATCATAAACAATGTTATAATAATTGGAAACAAGCTCAATTTAATAATGATGAAGAGTATATTGATATGATTTATGACTTCATCGCAAGAGATTTAAAAAAATCATATGATTGGTGGGTTTGTGAAGCACAGCGTAAAAAATTTATAAAAGAAAACAAGATGACCAACAAGGGCATCTTATTTGCATTGAAATATTTTTATGAAGTAAAACATGGAGATTGGGAAAAAGGTCATGGAGGAATTGGTATAGTTCCTTTTATTTATAAAGATTCTTGTGCGTATTGGGCTGCAAGAGAGCATAACTCTCAAGGAACCATTGCTGAGATCGAACGACAGATGCGCGAAGCCGCAAATAGAAATAAAAAAGTTATTCATAAAAAAGAAAACAAACAGAAGAAATTTAAAGTAGATTTTAGCGTTTTAGATGATTTGGAGGATGAAGAGTGATTGATAAAAGAGATGTTCAGCAAATATTAGGATGTTTGATGAAGAAACCTCAATTACTAAGCCAAATAGATAAATATTCTCTTAGTTTAACAGATTTTCCTACAAGATTTGAACGCTCTATATTTATGGCTATCAATGGTTTATATCGAAATGGCGCAACAAAAATTCAGCCAATAGATATAGAAAATTTTATTGAGCCAGATCAAGTCTCTGCGAAATTGTTTAAAGATAAAAATGGAATTGAGTATTTACAAGATATAATAGAGCTTTCAGAGGTTGACAATTTTGACTTTTACTATAACCGCTTTAAGATGTTTAATCTACTCAAAGATTTAAAAAAGCAGGGATTTAACATAGATGAATTTTATTGTGATGATTTAACGAATCCTAATGCGGAAGAAATTAATAAACAGTTTAATTCTTTAACTCCTAAAAAGATAACTGAAGCTGTTAGGAAAAAATTAATTGGAATTGAATCTAAATATGAAACCACTGATGAAATTGAAGTTGAATTAGCTTCAGAAGGAATGGAAGAATTGATAGATCAATTCGGCGCAACTTATGAGATAGGAATGCCAATACAAGGTAATATATATAATCAAGTTATAGATGGTGCGAAAAAAGGTACGTTAACTATAAGATCAGCCGCGAGTGGTGTTGGCAAAACAAGAAATGCTGTAGCAGACGCGTGTTATCTAGCTTATCCTTTTAGATATAATTCAATGACTTGTGAATGGGAACAAGAAGGGAATAATGAAAAAGTATTATTTATAGTTACAGAGCAACGATTTAAAGAAGTTAAAACAATGATTCTGGCATATTTGACTGATATCAATGCAACTCGTTTTAAGTATGCTGATTTTAGCGAAAGAGAAATGAGTGTTATAACCCAGGCAATTCATTTAATGGGAAAATATAAAGAGAATTTAATTTTAGTTAAAATGCCGAATCCAACAATTGAATCTGTAAAAACAATTGTTAGAGAAAATTGTATTATTCATAACATAGGATATGTATTTTATGACTATATTTTTATTGGACCTTCTCTATTAAATGAGTTTAAAGGCTTTGCATTAAGAAATGATGAGGTTTTATTAATGTTTGCAACTGCATTAAAAGACTTAGCTGTTGAATTAGATGTAGCTATGTTTACTTCGACACAACTTAATGCGAAAGGTGATGATAATAAAGACATAAGAAATGAAAGTTCCCTCGCTGGCGGCCGAAGTACAATTAATAAAGCTGATAATGGCGCGGTAATGGCCCGTCCAACAAAAGAAGAGTTGGAAATATTGGAACCATTATATAGAGAGAATATTAATAATAAACCGAATCTTGTAACGGATATATTTAAAGTTAGAAGTGGAGAATGGACACAAGTTCGTATTTGGTCAGATATGAATTTGGGAACTCTAAAGAAACGAGATTTATTTATAACTAATTCTCGAATGGAAGCAATAGAAAATTTTAATGAAAGAGATGATTATAAAATTAAAAGCTGGGATGAATTTGAGGACGAACATCTAAAAATAATTATGGAAAGGTTAAATAATGGTGAAATAATTGATTGATTATAAAAGTATAATTGAACAATTAGATACGCAAAAAGTTATTCAACTAATGCAAACTTTAGGAGCTGAAGACTATATTGAAAAACCAGGTTATGTAATTTTCCCCACAATATGTCACAATGAAAATTCTAGTGAAGCCTCTATGAAATTATATTACTATGAAAATAGTCATATTTTTCAATGTTATACAGAGTGCGGATCGATGGGTATTTTCCAATTCATGAAGAACTATTATGAATGTAGAGGGATATCCTACGATTGGTATGAAGATGTTTATAAGGTTATTATCGATTGCAGCAATTATAGACAGTTAGATGGTTTTGCTCCCGAGAAATATAAAAGTATTCGTCATTTATATACAGCTCCTGAGCAAGTAAAACTTACAACTTACTCAAATAGTATAATAGATTGTTTTACGAAGTTTTATCCACCAGAATGGCTAAATGATGGAATTACTAAAGCATCAATGGATAAGTTTAATATCCGTTATTCAGTAACTCAAAATAAAATTATAATTCCTCATTACAATGTTGACGGGAAACTTATTGGAATTCGAGGGCGCGCCCTCAACGAATGGGAAGTTGAAAATGTGGGTAAATATATGCCAGTACAAATAGAAGGTAAATGGTATAGTCATCCATTATCTCTTAATTTATATGGATTAAATTGGACAAAAGAAAATATTAAAAGAACTGGTGTTTGTTTTTTAGTTGAAGCAGAAAAATCTGTCCTTCAAATGGAAGGGTGGGACTTCGCCAACTGCTCTGCCGCAGTGTGCGGAAGTCAATTTAATAAACACGCTTTAAAGCTATTAATGAGAGCCGCTCAACCACGAGAAATTATAATTTGTTTTGATAAAGAAGAAAAAGGAGGAAACGGAAAGTATTTTGATAAACTATATTCTATAGGTAAAAAATATCAAAATTATTGTGATTTTTCCTTTATATATGACAGAGAAAATTTATTAGATATGAAAGATTCACCAACTGATAAGGGAAGTGAAGTATTTTGGAAATTATATAAAAAGAGGGTTAAAATAAGATGAAATGTAAAATTGCAAACGATAATTTTAAAGAAAACTATTCAGATAATTTGTTATGTAGCCGTGGATTAAAAAAAGAAGAACTTGATTTATTTTACAATCCAAATATATCATTACTACAATCTCCTAAAAATTTAATTAATATAGCAAATGGCGCGGATCTACTGATTAAGCATTTGCACTTAGGCAGTGATATAGCTATTGTAGTAGATAGTGATGTGGATGGGTTTACAAGCGCAGCCATTATTTGGCAATACTTATCAAATTGTGCAAAAACTAATTGCCTATCCTTCTTCCTTCATCAAGGTAAGGGGCATGGTCTTAGTGATACTATTGAAGATATAATTAATTCAGATACCCATTATGGATTAGTAATTCTACCAGACGCAGGCACTAATGACGAAGAATATCATTATGAATTAAAAAAATATGGAGCAGATTGTTTGGTATTAGACCACCATTTGCTTGAGCCTGATACTCATTTTGTATCTAATACTGTTATTATTAATAACCAAATGTCAGATTCATATACTAATAAAGACCTATCTGGCGCGGGAGTGACTTGGCAGTTTTGTCGTTATCTCGATGAAATTAATGACGTTAATTATGCAGATGAACTTATCGATCTAGCCGCACTTGGAATTGTATCTGATATGATGAATGTTCTTACATTAGAAAATCGATATATTATTAAAACAGGTTTTGAGAATATTAAAAACTATTTTTTCCAGTGTCTATGCGATAAACAATCATATTCAATGGGAGGAAAAGCTACCCCTATGACAGTAGCATTTTATATTACTCCACTTATTAATGCTATGATTAGAGTAGGTACTCAAGAAGAAAAAGAAAGATTATTCCAGGCTTTTATTGACGGTCACGCTTTAGTTGAAAGTCATAAGCGCGGAGCCAAAGGTACAATGGAAGAAGTAGCTATTGAAAGTGCAAGAGAATGTACGAATGCGCGCTCGCGCCAAAATCGTATTCTCGATAAAGCTGTAGAAGAACTCGAAATTAAAATTTTCAAATATGATTTACTTGAAAATAAAATTTTGTTTGTGCGACTAGACCACGAAGATTTCCCTCCAGAACTTAATGGATTAGTGGCAATGAAACTTTCCGCCAAATATCAAAAGCCTACTATTGTAGCTAGATTAAATGATGATGGAGAAATTAAAGGCTCTAGCAGAGGTCTTAATGAGTCTGAATTAATTTCTTTCAAAGATTTCATGGATAAAAGTGGATACTTTACTTTTACAGCTGGCCATGACAATGCTTGTGGTATTGGTATTATGGATAAAAACTTAGCTGATTTTCACGCTTATGCTAATAAAGAATTAGCTGATATAAATTTTGGAGAAAATTGGTATGAAGTTAATTTTGAAAGGGCCGCAGTAGAAAAAGATATTAGTGATCTAATTGAAGACCTATCAGCTCATGAAGATATATGGGGACAGCATAATAGTGAAGCTATGATTCATATTACAGATTTGAATGTTACATCAGCTGATATTAGAATCATGGGTAAAAATCAAGATACAGTTAAGATTGAAAAGTTCGGAATCGCTTATATGTTTTTTAAATGTAAGGATAGATTAGATGATTTTAAAAAGTTTAAAGAAATGAAAATTGATTTAGTTGGTAGAGCTAATATGAACGAGTGGATGGGTAACTATACCCCGCAAATTTTTGTAAGTGATTTTGAAGTAATTGATGGGAGTTTAGGGTTTTAAATGAAATGGGAAGAATATATAGAAGAATATTATAAATCGCCACTAGATTTATCTGAGTGGTGCAAAACAAATCTTGAATGTCCAGAATGTGAAGGATCGATTTATAAAAATATACGTTATGTTTTAACAAGTAATCCTCCTAAATATCGTTATAAATGTCCGAAATGTGGATGGGAAACGATATGGTATTCATATTAATTTGACAAATTAATAAAATTTTGCTATAATATATATAGAAAATGAGAAAAGAGGTAAATGTGAATGGATAAATTAAAGTACCCAGGTTCACTGCATGGGCATACGGATTTTAGTAATTTCCGTTTAAGAGATTCTATTAATACCGTAGAATCCTTAATTGATTATGCAATTGAACTAGGACATGAAGTAGTAGCAATTACCGAACATGATACAATAGCAAGTGCGGTTAGAGCTGAGAAGTATTACAATAAAATAAAAAAAGATAACCCTAATTTTAGGGTTCTTTTTGGTAATGAAATTTATTTGGTAAGAAATGGATTAACAAATGATAATTTTAATAAAGATTTCGATAGGTATTATCATTTTATTTTGCTTGCAAAAGATGAGATAGGTCATCAGCAAATTCGAGAAATATCAACTCGAGCATGGATGAGAAGCTGGACCGCGCGCCGGATGCGTAGAGTTCCTACGTATTATCAAGATTTAATTGACATTATAGGAAGCAACCCAGGACATGTAATTGGTAGTACGGCTTGCTTAGGTGGGTGTTTACCTGTTCAATTAATGCGGAATAGAGACACCGGCGCGCCGTCTATTGATAAAATATTAGTTTGGATTAATCAGATTCAGAATATCTTCGGAAAGGAAGATTTCTATTTTGAACTGCAGCCATCAAAAAATAAGGATCAGATATATGTTAATGATAAATTAATTGAACTTGGTGAGCAGCTTGGAATTAAATATATAATCACAAATGATGAACATTATTTAAAGAAGGAAGACAGACCAATTCACAAGGCTTTTCTTAACGCACAACAGGGTGATAGAGAAGTCGATGATTTCTATGCAACAACTTATCTTATGAGCGATGAGGAAATTAGAGATTATATGGAAGATAAAATTGGAGAAGAAGCACTTCAAAAAGCTTATCAAAGTATAATTGAAATTAAAAATAAGTGTAAAGATTTTACATTGATGAAACCGCTGAATATTCCAAGATTAAATTGGAAGAAAGTTCAAAATTTAGATTTTATCGCTCATCAAATGGAAGTTATGGAACAATATATTCCGCAACTTCATAATTTTTATTTTTCAGATTATGCAGAAGATAAATTATTAGCAGAAATTATTGTTGAAAGAATTAATAATGATAAAACTCTTCAAAATAAAGAGACTTATGATGAGATTAATGCGTGTTTAGAAGACACATGGGTATCTTCTGAAGTAAACGGCAGTAGATGGAGTGCGTATTTCTTAAATCTTCAGAATATAATTGACGTATGTTGGGATGCGGGGACATTAGTTGGAGCTGGACGTGGTTCTGGCGTAGGTTTTATTTTGTTATATCTTTTAGGAATTACACAAATAAATCCATTAAGAGAAAATGCACCGACTTTCAGATGGAGATTTCTTAATCCCGAAAGAGTATCAGTATTAGATGTAGATATAGACATCGAAGGCGGCCGCAGAGCTGAAGTTTTAAATAAATTTAGAGAAGTATATGGTAA